GAGAATGATGATTGTCTAGTATATGGATTTGCCATTGTTTATCTCCTGCTTGATGGAATCAAATCCACATACATACCTTGAATAGAGTATGGTGGATTTGTATCATTACTTGTAAATTTAAAACTGTTTGAATAACCACTACCTAATAGACTTACCCGCTTCATAGGATATTCAGGAACTCCAAATCTTCCTATTGAAAATACAGCAAGTCCAAAAACAGAGGGCACTTGTATAGCACCAACGTGTGTTGTATCAGGTTGTTGTATAGCCCCACTTTCAAAATCATATTTTGTATCTAAATATAAATCAGTTATTCCTTCAGGTTTTACCGAGAGTTTAGTATAGTGTAGGGTTTTTCTAATTCCAATATCACCATAATCTATATCTGGAGTTCTAAACTCAGCACTAATATTATTACCGTTAAAACTATTTCCTGTATTATGAAAATGAAGTTTTCCGTTATAATCTCCATGATAAGTTATTTCTTTTTCAGTTGTATTAAAACCAGAACCCATTGCTGACATCGGTATCCCTAGTGTTTCAGACCATTCCCAAAGAGGCATACCTTGCGAACTTAATTTAAATGTTCCTATAATACCTTTAGAATTAATACCTGCTGCTGCACTACTATAAAATAATCTATATTGATTTTTTGTTCTTATAACAGTTGTTGATAAATCATAACTTTTTAAATTAGTAACTATATCAGTAATAATAGGTAATATCTTATGTGAGATAGAAGATAATTCAATATCATCAATACGCGCTGTTCCAGCAACTGTTCTAATTCCGTCTGGCGCTAAGAATACTAAGTCACCACCAATCTCAGCAATAGAGAACCCATCCAAACAACCTATATTTTTAGTTATATTTTCTACGGCTGTAGTAGAAGAGTTATTAATATTAACTATTCGCTGTAAACTATTTACACCAAATACAACAAATTGTTCACGCCATATTTTTAATCCGCTTATCTTATCATTAACATTCATATAACCTGCAGATGCACCAGTAAAATCCGCATCATCATATCTTGTACTATAATATAATGTCTCTGGATTTGTTGACCAACCACCTAAAGCAGTATGGTCTATATGTACTGTAACCCACTGTGGTTTAGGAATATCCGTATATACCGGAGTTGATTTAGATAAGCCCCAAGAATCATATAATCCTCTATGAAATTTAAAATTTCTAGTTCCACTTACTAATTTAGTTTCTAAATAAACTGGAGCATCAGCGCCATTTACTGCAGTAATTCTTGCGTATGGATAACCAGAAGGAATATACTCAGAAAATTGGTAACGTCCTGTGGTATTCAATGAAACAGCTGTAACTGAAGCTAGTTGTGCAGCTGTTGCCCAAGTTGCTGTCCAAGTTTCATCTGCTTCTTCAGTTGTTTGTTGTGTTGTAGTAGCTCCTGCAGATGCTGTGCCATAGTCTTTATTTACTTGTGTCCACTCATAGCCATTTTCACCCCAATAAATATTTCCATTTTGACATACCCAAAAACCTTCTTTATAAGGGTATATACCATTAATAGGCGTTAACCCACCAGATGGTGTCGTAGGTGTATTTATATTAGCTGTTACTTCTGCAACAGTAGTCGCACTTGGTGAGGTTGTAAATGTAACGGCTGGATTTGTTTGATAACCAGAACCTGCAGCAGTTAGTGTAAGCCCTGTAACAGCCCCATTAGAAACAGTCACAGTTGCTGTAGCACCACTACCGTTTCCCTCTTGGTCTACAATATTTGCAGTTGTACCGGAACTATATCCAGCACCCCCACTAACAACAGTAAAACTAATAACTGGACTTATTACAAATTGTCTAAATCCATTAATTCTTCTATAGCCGCCTTCCATAGAGGCTTCATAATTTCTTAATCTTGTAGCAACTCCCGGAGTTTTAAATAACTCATAAGATGAAGATGTTTTGTCTAAACCTCCACCTACTGCAATTGAGACTCCTTGTTCAACTCCCATACTATACGAACCTTATTCTGTCATCTGTCATAATTGAAGGCTGCGGCTTTCCTGTGTGTGCTCGCATCAATCGAATTCCTTTTTTATATTCCTCTAAAGCCATTGAAGATAATTCCACATTCTCTTTAAAGTGCCAAACATAATACCTTGCTTTTGCTAATAATACTGTAGTCCATTGCTCTGAATATTTAACTTCATCATCGTGAGCAGATAAAGTTGGTATCTGTTCCCAAGCATAAAAATAAATCCTATATGCTTTATCCGGTATTGGGGATAAGCCAAATTTTCTACCGTCCGGAGACATTAGTACTCTTAAAGGTTTAGCATAAACTCCATCGTCTTTAGCACTATCATCAGATTCTCTATAATGCTTTCTCCAAGTTTCAATAGGAGTGAATCTTAAATTCTGTCTTTCATATGGAGATGAGTGGGTAGTTGTCCAAGTTCCACTAGCCGTTGTGCAAACAGACTCTGAATCATAGTCTGTCCATGTTTCACCAGCTGCTATACAAGTACTTGCTGTCGAATATGAGGCATTTGAACAAACTCCTGTACTGGAACAAGAACCCACATCTTCTGTGGTTAGATAGAAATTATCCCAATCTACCTTACCAAAATCTTTTGCAGTTCCGTGTGAACCGCTTGAATGTTTCTTTAAAAAATACCATCTAGTACCAGCAACAGTATCAACAAAAGAATTGCCGTACTCTTGTGCATCTCCCGATGTTGTCGTAGAGAGCCAAGGAAACTCTGGATTTTCATTAGCTATATCAAAATATGCTCTTAATAGAGCATTTTTTACAAAATTTTGAATTCCAGAAGCACCTGAAAAGTTAGTAGAGGTAAGCTGAACTTCATTTAGTTCGCCTAGAATATCATTGGTTAAAGCTAAATATGTTTTATGTGACATCTTCCCTCTTTAGAATTAGGTTAAGGAGTCCCCTAGAGAACTCCTTAAAGGTTTACTTATTAGTCAATTATGATTTTTGCTAAAGCTAATGCTTCAGGACGCAATACTTTGCGACCCCACACTAACAAACCGCGGACAATATCTTTAAAAGTTAAATTGTCCCTAAGTGACTCAACAGTAGATAGTGACTGCGCACAAGATATAGCTGACATATGTCCAGCTAAAACCTGATGCGTAGGACTACCACCACCTGTAGGTGTTGGTACGTTGTTTGACTTGTACATCTTAAAGCCTCTTAGCTCTCCCGATGCAACCAGCCCATTTCGCAAACCGCCGCTACCTTGATTATAATCAACCGACATCAACTTAGATGATGTTTTCGCTAGTTCTTCATAGAACTCCGGCTTGGCTACAACCCATCTGTTCTCTTCAGGAACATTGCGGTCGTCAAGTAAACGCGCCAAACGTGCTAACACGTCTAGTGGGTCTATTTCACTTGTGCCAAAACCAGTATCAATTGGAACAGCGCCTGTACCATATGCACCTGAAGCGGCAGTTATGCCAGCACAGGCTGCAGTTAGTACGTTTACATCAAACGCATCTTTCAATTGATATGCAGCGTTATCAGATGCAACTGTTTGCCAGTTTACATGAGAAAAACGCTTTTCTAAGTCATCAACCTTGAACTGAAAATACTTCGCTTGGTCAATCTGCAGGATTAACTCTTCATCCGTTAAATCTGTGGATGATAGAGTTCCTGTATTACGAGCATAATCAGCTACTGTGATTGTTGGTTCTTTTATAATGTTAACTGTATCACCGAATTGTGCGATTTCTCCCATATAATCAGTGTTACAGATAGCCTCGGCTACTGCCGATTTGCGGAAAGCAACTTGTACCTTTTTTGAAAACACTGACGGCAACCAGAACGAATTGGTATTACTCGTTACAGCTGGGTCAAAGTTTATACTAGAACCTGTTTCAAAGCCCATGGTACTCTCTCCTTATATTAGAGGTAAACAAACACTATTTTAGTAGTGCGTAAATACCCCTTTTGGTTACTTAATGAAAACTAACCTTTAGCTATTCGACCTGTTTTAAAAGCTTCATCTATTTCAGGTTGAAACTTCTCAAATTGGTCAACAGAAAGATTAGCAATCTCTGAGGTTGTCCAGACTTTTTCCTGCGGGGCAGATGGGTCTTGGGCTCTAGCCGTAACCCGTACTGCATCTGCAGCACTGCCTCTTGGGTCTGTTCCTGAACTATTTGTTGACACAGACTTAGGTGTTTCAGAAGTATAACCAGCATCCTGTTTGTATAAATCTATGGCTCTAGAAGCAAGTGAAGCATCGCCTGAATTTTTATAAATCCAATCTTGGATTGCTTCAGGTTGTACTCTAGCCCAATCATGAAAATCATCTGAATCTCTAATTGTTCTAAAGTCTGGATGAACATTTAATAGTTCTTGTTCAGCCGCTCTTCTATTACTTGCCGACTCCTTTTCTGATAGCCTAGAAACTGTATCTTCTAAATTAGAGATTTGTTCCTGTGCTCTCATATGAGCCAATGAATCTACTACATCATAGACATCTGGATAG